TATAGTCTAATAGGTCGATCACCCTGAAGGCAATCTTGCGAAGGCGCACAACGCTGTTTCCTTCGTCCCAGATATTAAGCTCCAGCTGCCCGGAAGAAACTGTGCCATCCATGTTCGCAACCAGCGTTTCGTCGTGCGTTACGACGATATAAGGCTGGCGCGACTCTGGCGCCCAATAAGAAAAGATCGCTGGCTCACCAGTCAGTTCGTCTACCGGGAGGAGCGCCGCGACTTCAGCATCAGCTTTCAGCGCCGCGATTATTTCAGGAACCATCGTCAATCCTCTTGGACAGTTTGGCGCGGATCTCCGCGAGCGCCCGCTCAACGGCTTTTACAAAGTACGGCCTTGGCCTTATGAACTTCGTTCCGAGTTCGAGGTGCGGCGCGTATTCTTTATCAGATCCGACATAGTAAAATGGAGCGCCGCCGGGATCGGGCGCTGTGGAGATTGAGCCCACAAGGTCGCCGGACAAAACCGCCGGACTCTCACCGGGCTTGGACGCTTGGTGAGGCTCCCCCGTCTTCGACACCTTGTAGATTTTGCCGGATCTTTGGCCTTGTAGCTGCTCTTGGATCTCGCGTTGCGCAAGGAGCGCGGCCGCTTTCGCATTGAAGCGCGTCCCATTCTCGATCTGGGCGACGACCTCTTTGAAATTAAAGGTCGACTGGGCGCGTGTCATCTTCGATCTCCAGCGAGGCGGTCAGATACAATCCGCGCTTCGGGTTGTCCACCTCGCCGTCTACCTTCAGGAAAAATTCGCGGGTGGTTACATACACGCTATCGCCGGTTTGGAGCCCGGAATCTCTCAGCGCGGTTACTGTGTAGCGGCCAGCGGATCGCTCGTTGTCGGCAACGACTTCCTCCGCCAGAGTGAATACAATATCGCATGGCACCGTAGCGACCAGCTCCAGCTCGTCGAAGAATCCGCCGCCGCCGTCCGGCTTCCGAGTTGGGCGCCAGATTTCGGCCATGTCAAAGAAGGCATCCCCGCTGTAGTCTGACAGCGTTGCCTCGAACACCTTGCGCTGGCCCCGCCTCGACTTGCGGGGGTCAATAGCCATCACCTCGCGAGCTGTGACAGGGATCGACGCGTGAATGCCGTCTGCGACCAGTCCGCCGATCTCGAAAACGTCGCTTTTCAGATAGGCTTTCGAGGAGCCGGCACCGGGAAGGCCGCCGCGAGGAGAAACGCCTTTCAGCGCGATCCGCCCAAGCTCTTGCCGTGGGGTTGGATTCTCTCCCGGAGGCCAGTATGTAATAGGGTGGAGCAAGCTGCTCATAGTACAGTAAACCTCGCCTTGCGCTTCTCGCTATCGCGGAGGCGGTCGGAGGTATCCAGCACCATCGCCATCTGCCCGTACTGAGTCGAGGAGAGGCCCACGCCATTGCTGTTCTTTCCCTCGAACGACCACGAGCCCGTCCCAACGCTTTCCTGCGTCTCTCGCGGATCGGAGACGGCGAGGAAGTGGGCAGCCAGCCACGCCAGAACGATCGAGCCTTGCGCGTCCGATAGCCGGGTGCCGACAGTCGCTTGGTACAGCGAGGTGGCCGCCGAAATAAACGGCGCGGGATCGAGTTCTGTCTCAATCAGAGCCTTTACAGCTTCTGGAGTTGTGGAGGCTGCCATGGCCTTATTCCTTCGGTTCAGTTTGCTTATGGGTCGCCTTGTGCGCAGTCTTCTTGCCGCCTGCCGGGTTAGTCGTCAGCTGCGGTTCCTGCTCGCCGCCTTCCTGCTCGTCAGCGTGCTGGCGCTCCAGAAGGTTCAGCCCGAAGTTCTTGGCTTGCTCAACGGCCAGATCGACAACGTCGCCTTTGACGAACGACTCGCGGCCGCCCTTCTCCGCTTTACGAACCAACTTGCCTTCTTTCAGTTTGTACTGTGGCATTTCCGTTTCCTCTCGTCTTCTGAAAAAAAAGGGAGCCAACCTTGTCGGCGCGGCTCCCTTTCAGTTACACCTTTACGGCTTCGCTACGTTACGCCGGGCGCAGGTGAACGATACCGCTCCGGCCGTCATAGTCGGACTTCAAACGAGCGGCCCAGCAAGCCATCACCTTGAAGTTCTCGACCATACCGCCCTTAGACGACCACTGTACAGTCGTAATCGGCTGCGCAATGGCGAGGTCTACTGTGTCGCGGGTCATCTGTACCAGCACAACGTTGTTGGCGGTAAGGCGATCTGCGACTACAACGCGGCCGATACCGCCCAACTTCTCCAGACGCTCCCGGAGAGTAACACCAGCATAGTTCACGTTGAAGTCTTCGTCCAACTTGAACTCATAGGCGCGCGGGACATACAGGACAAATGGCCCATTCTTCTTGTCGTCGCGAGCGGCTTGGAGCATCGCTTGAACGTCGTCCAGGATCAGCTGGTTGTCGGCTGCTGCGATCGCGTCCCAGTTGCTGGTCAGGTCGATCTGGGTACGGCCGGGCTGGGTCGTGTAGCCATACAGCTTCTTACCATCCACAGAGATCGGCGCGCCGCCAAACAGCATATCCTCGGAGCGTTCGGTGACGCGACGAGAAGCAATGCCAGCTTGAGAGACGTCGATAGACTCGCCCACCATCCGGCTCGCTTCGAGGCGACGAATGTTGACAGAGAAGTCTTTGTGGAAGATCGGCACAGGAACGTCGCGCAGGTTATACGCCACAGTGTCTTCCTCGCCTTCGGTAATACCGGACATGGAGACGTCCGCGCCGGTCATATCACTTTCCTCTTCCCACTGGGACAACGTAATGCCCAGAGATCCGAGATTGTGAACGAGCCCGGCAGATTGGAGATCCCGGATGCCAACGAGACGATCGGTGGCGACCTTGATCACTTCCGTGTCGACGTCCTTCCACTCGTCGTACCGCAGCAGCGCGCCTTCGGCGTTCGCGACTGGCTGGTTGGAGTTCGTAAGAATGCGCGGCTCTCCCTTCTCGTTCAGGAACGGGCGCATGCGGTTTACATTAAGGCGGCCAGACCCCATTACGTTACCGGCCGCGTCTACGATCGCGTTCTGGGGCATCACAGCACCTCCACTTTAATGCGGGCGCTTTCTGCGCCACCTGAATTGTCGACAGCTTCCAGCGCCTTCGCTACAGCAGTGCCGGTTGTAACAGCCGCCAAGGTTCCGTCACCGGCGCTTTCGAGATAAACGCCATCGCCGATCGCCGGAGCGGAAGCGGCAACAACTGCGTAAACCTCGTGGCCGGAAGACGCGACGCCGTACAGCACGGTGTCCTCGTCGTTGTAGGCGACGTCAATGCCGTTGCCGATAACCTCGTTGGGACGGGCGAAGGCTGGCAGAGCAGGACCACCGGCGGTCGCGTGTACGACTACGGTGCCGCCGGCAGCGCGCTCGACGAGCATGCCGGGAAGGATACCGGCCGCGCCAGCGAGTCCTTCCTTGCCCATGGGGCTGCCTTTCAAAAAGATTTTCTTTGGAGTGTCGTTGCTAGGCATTATGCGCCCTCCCCAGCTTTAGCAAACACATTCGGTGCCTGCATGGATTTGGTGGAATCGGCTTCTGCCTCCTCCTCGTTTACGGCCAGAGGCTCCCGGCCGCCGCGCGCGGAGTAGTTCGCAGCAGGCTTCAAGCCGTTCGCGATCGTCTCCAGAGTCGGCACGTCCATGGCCAGCAGCTGATCCTCGGTCATGGAGGAGTTCGCCTGAATCTTAGCGACCAGACCTTTGCGGTGCTCGTCGTATTGATTCCGGGCGAAGGTCAGCGCGGCTTTGTCCTCGTCGGACAACACCGGCCCTTGGTTGTTCTTTTCCGGCTCTGCAGCCGGGTCTTTACCTTGTGGCATATCGTCACCCTCGTTTTGATTTGCGCCCGGCTTGGGAGCGTCGTGATTGCCTTCCGGCGACAGATCGCCCTCGGCAGTATAGCTGTCGCGGAGCGCCTTGAGCGTTGCCATCGACATATCCATGAGCCCGTACATATCTTCTGGAACGAAGGGCGAATTGTCGCGGCTCACGAGGTCCGCAACCATCTGCCTGAAATCGTCGTCCGCTCCCCGGCGGTTGGCTTCGAGTGCAAGCGCCTCGACCCACTGCGGTTCGCCGTTCGTTTGTAGCGCAAACGGATCTTTACCGCCCATGGCCTTGTTAAGCGCCGCGACTGCTGCCCTTACTTTTTCGGTCATTTTGAATCCCTCACTTTGATTAGCTCTAACGCCGCACCCGTCTTCAAACGAGCATGCGCCCGGAATGTCGAACAAGATTGCCAGATGGTCTGGTTTCACGTTGGTGTGCAGGAGTTGTTCGCCTGCCTGTTTGTGGACAGCGAAATAGCCAGTGGATACATCGATCTCAAGCTCATCGCCTTCCAGCGTTTCGATCGAGCCCGGTCGGAGAGCTTCCGCAAGCTCGACGTTTATCCACGCTTCGCCTTTGAGCTTTACGCCGTCGACAGCGGAGCCGAAGATGTAGCCAACACCCCAATCGTCGAGAGCGTCAGGTGAGTTCGCTGAAAGGAAGTCGCCTGATTCAGTAGCCGGATGCCCGAATGTAACCGGGACGCCGTTCCACGAAGGCGCAAACAGCTCATCCTGCGGGATAACTGCGCCGTTCATAACAACGTCGGATCTCGCCATGACGACCGGAACAACTAGCCACTCCTGTTCGCGCCATCCCTTTCGGGTCGCGGCCGCGACTTGGTTCAGCGTGATCGTGTTCTGGTTATTCGTCTTTGGTTCGACTTTACAGCTGCAAGGCACAGGCGTGCTCCCACATGGAATTTTACCGTAGTATGACAGACGATTCGCTACAAGTCAACAACAGGAAGCGCAACGCATCTGCAATTGGGGTGAACAGGTATCATATCCTCAATCGTCTTCAAATCAAACTTCTTGCCTTCGAGCCCTTTGCACTCTGAACAAACGCGCCCGTCACCGGCCGTCGAGAACTCTGCCTGTACAACGATCTGCTTCACCCCGGCTTCCCGATAGCTGGCGATGTTCGCCTGGTGGTGCGTTCGGATAACCTCTGTGCGAGCCAGCACGCGCGATCGGGTCCGGCCGATTTTCTCCACGCGCCCTTCGATCCGCTTGGCGATCTTGGCGGTGCCTTCTCCGGCTTCGAGCCCCAAGGCAATCTCCCGCCGGATGCCCGCTTGCATCGCCTCGTCGATCTTCTCCAGATCCGTATAGACCCGGCCCAGAATTTGCTCCAGCTTGCCCTGATGGTTCTGGCGTTTGAGCGCGCCCTTCATCAGATCGACGTTGTTGCCCTTCGGCGATCGCTTGTTAATTTCGTTCTGCGCCCGGCGCACGCCTTTTTTGTAGGCTCCATACAGGTAGCTTTCCACCCAGTTGTTCGGGTCCGGCGTCACGCCTTTCTCCCGCACGATCCGCTCCGCCTCCGCCGGGTCGATTATGTTGCGGCGCACAGACTCGTTCAGGAAGTCGAGAATGGTGGCAGTTTCGAGCGGCCCAACCGGGAACTCGTACCGCTTATTGATGACGACCTCAGGCGCTTGGGCCATGAAGTCGTTAAGCTCCGCCAGCACTTTCTTGTACCTGCGATTTACTTCTGCTTCAAACTTTTGGCGTAGCGTCTTCGTGAACGTCGGATCTTGGCGGAGTTTGGCGTTGATCGACGGCCGGAGCTGGCGCGCTTCACACATCCTCTCCTTCCCCCTCGCCGCTCGCTGGAGGATTCCCGAAGCCCGCCTGCACATCCTCGTCGTCTTCGTCGTCTGGTCCCTCCTCGTCTTCCTCATACTCGGATTCTTCAGGCAGCCCAAGGATCTCATACCGGAACTCGCGGAGCGGCATCACATAGTCCGCGCCGTCCGCCCCAACGTAAGCGGCGATCGACTCCGCGCGCGTCTTGCCAATGTCAGCCTTTTCCTTCTCGGACAGACTCGCCAACGCATCCCACTCGATCGACATTGTGCCTTCGGGCTCCGGGAGGTTCCCTGTCTCGATCATCTTCTCAATGAACGGCCGGACGATCTTGGGCGCAGCGTATCCGCTCCGGCGGTCGTCGATCTGGGCCGCCCAGTTCGTCGCGTCCTGTGAGCTGGCGAGTTCGCCCGCTTCGCTCCCGGTCAAGATCCGCAGAGGCACACCATGCGTCCCGGCGATCAGCTTCAGGAGGGAGTCCAGGTTGCCGGACGGGTCCGGCGTATCGGAGCCCAAGACCGTAGCCGATAGCCCGGTGCCCGCGATCGAGCGCCGCAGCTGGTGCTCGTATTCGTCGGACTGTTCCTTGAGGCGCTTCATATCGTCGTCGTCAAACTCTGCGTTCGAGTCAGCGGACCAAAGCACGCCACGGTTAGCGCACAACCAGAACGTCTCCGCCCCGGAGCCCGCGACCTTCTCCAGATCCTGAAGGTAATTGTACGAAGGCATGAGGCGAGGAACGCCGTACACTTCGTCATCGTCGAGGAACTCGGACAGGTGGAGAACGCGGCTGTGGTGGACGGTGATCGAGCGCGTCGCGGATTTCGTCGCGAGAGCAGAGCGCCCGGTCATGAGCGTGTACAGTTCCGGCATCCCGAAGCGCGGCGAGCGTTCGTTCATATCCCACTGGCTCACCGACACACTGTGCTCGCCGTAGGCTGAGAGGTAAAGGAGATCTGCTTGCCCTTCGATCGGGTCGGAGAGGTTCGCCGAATCGTTAAAGCCCATGTACATAAGACCGTATTGCCCAATGGCAGAGAGGCGGTCAGCGCGCTCCATGTAATGGCAAATCCCCAGCTCCCGGTTCAACCGCTGCCACGCGCCGGTCAAGCTCTCTGAGTTCTCCGCGCCGTCTTCGCTCTCGTCGTATACCGCTGGCGCTTCGCTCCACGTCTCGCGAGGGAAAGCCCGGATGATCCGAGAGGCGACGCCATTGCGATGGTACAGGCCCACGAAGTCTTCCGCCCTGAGCGCCTTGTTCCAACCAAACGTCTCATAGCGGTCGCGCCGCCCGTTGTGGCTCTTTCCCAGCAGCCGGTTCCAGAGCGACCGGATCAACCGGCCGTCTGCAAATGTCTCATCGCTCATAGCACCCTCGCTTTGCGCTTGGCTCGTTTGATCCGCTTCTGTACCGCGTAGCGTATCGCGTCGATACAGTGGTTGTATAGGTCGATCGGCTCCGGCTGTACTTCGTTCGTCGCCTTGTCTCGCTTGTAGGAGTATAACCGGGATTCTCTGATGGTTTCCTTACAGCGCGGGTGAATAACGATTTCGCTGTAAGATCGCAGGTGCGCGATCCCGTCCGCTACTGAGCCCGGCCACTTCAGCACAGCCTTGATATTCGGGATACCGTGGCGCTTCAGATAGCTGATCGACTCCGGCCGCGCGCTGTCTGCCCGGCTTTCATAATCCTCGAACTCTGGTATGCGTTCGTTGACATAATCCGCTGTGTCGTCGAGTTCGAGCCCCACCTTGTACGCTTCGTATTCTACGAGCAAGGCGCGCGTGTTCGGGTTGACCCAGCACCGCACAGCGGTCGTCGGATCGTTCGCAAAGCCGAAGTCCATGCCGTGGTATGGCCCTTCCCAATCGGCTTGCGGCGTGAACTCAGACACCCGGACCTTATCGTGGAGGATCTGCGCTTCAGAGTTTTCGAGATATGCGCCTTCCCAAACGTGGGCGTACATCGCCGGTTCGAGAAGCTCCTGATCATCCTTCCGCTGCTCGTTGAGTACCTTCGTGAAGAACGGGTTGTCAGTGTAGTTGAGTTCGACGATCCCGGCGCGGCGAGACGTCCGCAACCGGAAGCGTTTGTCAACCGGGCTGCCCTTTTTCGACGGGTTCCAAATGATCCAGATCTCGGAATTGGGCGCCCGAACGGTTGGGCCAAGATCCCTCAGCGACGCTTCCGGGACGTCCTCCGCCTCCTCGATAATGCAAATGTCAATCTGCGCCATCGACTTGATACCGGAAATATTGTGGCGCAGGCCGCGAAAGATAAACTCAGTGCCATTGGCGCCATAGATTCCTTTGTCCATTATGGTGTAATGGGCGCGAAGAAAGGCGTGTTCATTGATCGCGTTTACAAGCTCGGCATAAAACGATTCTTTGATGCTGACCTGTAGCTCGCGGGTGCAGAGGATTCGGAGCTTTTCAGCGTAGCCGAATAAACAAGCGAGGAGCGCGAAGGACATGGACTTGCCGGAGCCCCGGCCTCCGTATGCCCCTCGATAGCGGAAGGCTCCGCGTGGCTCCTCGAAGATGGGCACGAGCTTGTCCGGGAACTCGATCTCAACCTCAACCTCGTTTTCGTCCCAGACCTCCGCCGCCTCAGCCATTGTCGCTGTCTACCTCCGGCGGTGCCGCGCGCTTTCCCCTGATAACGATTCGGGTGGGCTTCGGTGACAATGAGCCGTCTTCGCTGGAGAAGTCTTGCTTGTCGACCAACCCCAGATCGCGGGCGATGATGTTCGAGTTGAGGAGTTCCGCCGCCGCACCGTCGAACTTGTACTGGCGCATTACAGAGTCTGCCCACGCGACGATGTCGCGATACCGCTCTGAAGAACGCCACGTATACCACGTTTGATAAGAGATCCCGACGAATAGCGAAAGGCCGTGAACAGTCATCGCGCGCATCTTCGGGACTTCCTCCACTACGGATTCGCCCTGATAGCTGACCAGCTTCGACTCCATCAGCGGGTTCTCAATAACCCAGTTGAAATACTCGACACACTTTTTGTGGAGTTGCTCCGGCGTAAACTTCGGAGGCTTCCCGCCTTTCGACACTGGAAGCTCCCAAAGGTGCTTAACCTTTTTAGTTGGCATCTTAATCTCCATAGACATGAAAGCCGCGCTACGATTGTGACGCCCTTTACAAGATTAGTCAAGAGGCCGCGCCCGGATAAAATTCAAAGTTGAAAAATGCGTTCGCGCGGTTGGCCGTGGCCGCGCGGGTTTACCTTTCCTGATAGAATATATATCAGTTTCTGAGCAAAATAGGGTGTATTATGATTATTAAAATAATTTTTCTTTGAAACAGAGGAGGGGTTCATTACACGAATTTTAATATATTTATATTCAGGAATGCAAAACCCGCGCGGCCACGGCCAACCGCGCGAGATTCTCATCAAAACTTCTCAGCAGAAATAGCGAGCGGCCGCAACGCCAGCTCATCTTCCACGGCTCGGATTCGATCTTCATACGGCATTGTTTTATCCACGAAAGCCATACGACTCCTGAACTTACCGTTTCGCCACTCGTTATTATAAGGGTGTTTTATCGGTTCATAACCGCGCTCGTCCATCTTGAAATGGAAGTTCTTGGCTTGGACGGCTTTGGCCGCAGCTTTCGCGTCGTCGAAGAATGGGCCTTGGTTTATGAAGTCGAGAAAATCCTTGGCGAAGATGACTTTTGACGGTTTTCCACCGTGGATCTCTTCAGAGAATAATTCAAAAATCTCGTCGGCAAGCGTTCGCCGGATAAGATTGGCACTCTCAATAATCGCCTTTTTGCCGTGCGTCATGGGTGGTGGATCGCCCGGATTAAAATCAAAAATATTTCGATTCAGGAGCCAGCGCACAACTGCATCGCTCCCGCCGTCGTCCATATATTCGTACATTTCCTTGAAATAAAGCTCCGAGAAGATCGGCAACCGCTTCGGATCGGGAAGCGGAGACGTCATCACGAACAGCCGCCGATCCTCCGCTGGTACGTACATAGTCAACGGCTCGTTGGTCGTAAGGATCGTGTGGCAGAGGTTCCGCACGTATATCGTGTTGGCATACTTAACCTCCATCGGCGTCATCTCCGGCGGAGCCGCCAGCAGCGGTTTGAGCTGGTTGTAGAAGTTCGACGCCTTGTGGTCTTCGTCGTGCGGCCGGACCTCGTTGATCACGAGCATGACGGATTTTACATAGCCGTTGTACTGGCGGTTTATAACGTCTGGTTCAATCTCCGCCGTGTTCCATTCCCCAACGCCGCGCCGGAGCGGCAGCAGCGCGGTATCCTTCCCAATGCCTTGGTTCCCGGCGATAACGAGCCCGTGGTTGACCTTCTCGTGCGGCTTCTGGACCATATGTGCGGCGAAGTCAAAGAAGTGTTCGTGCTCCAGCGCGTCCGGGAATAGGAATTTGACGTGCTCGATCCATTTGTCTGGGTTGCGGTTATGGCGCAGCCGGGAATGATCCGGTTGAATGTACGTGTTGTAGGTGCAAGCGCCTTCGACTTCGAGCGCGCCGCGATCCGTTACGATTCGGTGCTGGATAAAGCGAGGGAGCCCCGGCCACCAAGTCGAGCCCTCGACGGTGAGCCCGGTATCCACATCGTTGATCGCTTGCGAGGGAGGGAACGGCCGCAGCTGCCCGTTACGCCCATCCGGTCGCGTTGGCCAGTCGTCGCGAGGGATAGCCCCGTCCACCGACTTCGGACCCAATAGCAGGCCCGTCGTCGTGTCCCAGTACTTCTCCTGAACCTCGTCATAGCGGAAGTCTTCCATGGATCGCGTTCGACGCACAAACATCCCTTCGGCGTCGGTTTCGGCTTCTTGGGCGAGCTGTTCCAGTTCGTCGTCTCTCATTGATCCACCCGCTTCGCTATAAAGGCCCGGACGTCTCCGACCATCACCCTGCCATCGTACATGAATTTATGCTTCGTTGGCCAGTAGTCTAACCGAAGGCCGCGCAGCTTCCGACTCCAATGGTATGGGGTGTGCTTCGTCCAGCCTTCCGGGTCCGCTTCCGCCAGCCGGGCGTGCCGGATCTCCTGATCAGCTTTGCGGCGCTCCGCCCACATTTCTGTAATCTCGTTCACAGCCCTTCCCCCATGGCATCTGTGATGCCCTTCTCGACGAGGAGGACGGCTTTGGCTTCCGTCATCCCGTCAAACATTTTGTCGGCTTTCGCTTCGGCGTCTTCGCCCGTAAAGCCAATGGACAACTCCGCCTCGCCCATTTCCAGCCGGTCGAGATCGACCGTCACCGTCACCGCTGGTTCGTCCCGGTTCCGGACTCGACGCACAAGGATCTGTCCGTGCTCGTCTGTATAGTACAACTTCGCCCATTGCCTTTTCATACTTCCTCCGGTAACTCAGGGAACGGCATCCAGAAATCCACGGTGCCTTCGTTCACGAATATTGAGGCGTATTCGCCCCAGTTCTCTTGCTGTTCGTACCAGCCTTCAACGAGGTAAAAGCCGTCAAGCTCCTCGCTGTATTCGTCGTGGCACTCCTCCTCCGGGCTCGTCTCGACGGTCCAACGGCGCACATAATCTGCCACGATGATCCGGCGTTTGCCTTGGCGGTTCTTGTAGGTTGCGAAGACCTTGCGGCCGCTCGGTGGCGGTTCGCTAACCGCCGGGCTCCAGTCGCGTCGAGCCGCCTGCCATCCAACCCAGGCTGCGCTGAACCCGCCGTAATTCTTAACGGCTGAGCGCCGGTTGATCCACCGCTCGAATCGGCTTGCGTCATCTGCAAAATCAGCCACTCTATGCCTCTCCTATACGCTTAACTGCTATGTCAAAATAACCTTGGTCTAACTCAATGCCTATAAACTTTCGGCCAAGGTTCTTTGCTGCCACGCCGGTTGTTCCGCTGCCCATAAATGGGTCAAGCACCGTGTCGCCTTCGTTGCTCCAAGAGATGATGTGGTCAGCCGCCAAAGACTCGGGGAAAGCGGCAGGGTGTCTGGTATCCTTTCTGCTTTTCACCCCCGTCATTTCCCACACGTTATGTCGCTGTCCGAAATCTCTAATCTTCTTTTTTCCTGATCCAGAGATGGGTTTTGTGCCTCCGTCGCTCTGGCGTATGTTTCCATGCACTGACGTTCCGGCGTGTTTGTTTTTCCTGTCAATAATCGGTTTGAACGATGACGGTGCGCCCTTGCTGAAAACAAACATATATTCAAATACAGGCGCGTATCTAGTATTTAAGGAACCAACCGCTGTAAAGTTTCCTTTATTCCAAATCATTGTATCGTGTAAATTAAAACCGCACTCAATAGCCCATAGCGCCTGCTTAAAGCTGGTGCCAGTCTCGCTCCCCTTGATCGTTGCATCCCCAACAACCCAGACAACAACACCCCCATCTTTTGTGACTCTGTATAGGTCAGCAAGTACAGCCTTCCATACATGCTCACCCCACTGGTCGTTGTTGCCGTTGTAGGTTCTGAGGTTATCGTATGGCGGGCTGGTCACTGTTAAATCAACAGACCCATTCGGTATTTCTTTCATCCGCTCTAGGCAATCGCCATGCATAAGATCAGCGCTCATTGCCATGGGCGTCTCCTGTAATGCTTCGGGTCGCGCTCGACGAGCCGCAGCCAATTCGTTTCCCGGTCCAGGTCGTTGGGCTCCCAGTCGTTCCACAAATTTTCCGGGATCACCAAACGCCAAGCGCCAGCAGGGTCTTCGATCATCGGCGAATATCCACGCACTCGCAGCTCCTCGACCAAAGCCTTGTGGCGCTTCTCGATCCAACCCAGTTTGTCGAAGAAGAATTTGACATGCCCAGCCCCCATGCGATAACTGGGCGGCTGGGTCCAGAACGACCGTTTGTTAGCTGCGGAGGCGAGCCCGAACACTCGCATGATCTCCCGATACTCCGCCAGCAAGTGCGGCGCAGAGAGGTCTGCCGGGTCCAGCACGTTGATCCGTGTCATAGCATTCTCCGGTCCAGATGCGCCTTCATATCCTCGACGGCTTTCAGAAAGGGCAACCGCTCGATCTCCGCCAGCGGGATGTATTCGCTCGGCCAATCG